TTATTAGTGTGCTTGAAGGTGCTTGGTTAATATTTGTATTTAACATTGGGTAAATTGTTTGGTTAAAATTGCAAATTGTTTTGTTAACTTACCTCCAGCCGCTGCAGAGTGACCACCCCCGTCACATAATTTTTTAGCTAATAAACTTACATCTATATTACAATCCTTATTCCTTCTAAATGAAACCGTTTTAGCTTTTGTATTAACAATTATACTGATATCAGCTTTATACTTACTAAGAAGAAAATGAGCTAATTCACCTATAGCATAATCACCAAACGAAGCTACTACGTTGTAGTCTTTTATTTTACCTTTAAAGACATCATTACTGTTAATTTGATCTTTGAATTTTTTAAAGAATAACTTTATTGAATTTTTTTGCTGTATAGTAAAATCGGATAATCCGTTATAAAAGTTACTAATAAAGTTTTCTGTTTTAGGAGAATTTAAATTATAGTAAATAGCATTCAACTTTAATGCATCATTATTAGATTTATACCAATCATATTGACTTATAATTTCTATTAGCTTCTCCTGTTCTTTAGTTAAGTTAATATGGCTTTTAAATTTATCACAAATTAAATCTACGCAAGAAAAAAAGCTATCATCTATTATAACTTTTGATTTTTTATAAAGGTGTTTATTTTTATTGTGGTTTTTATGCGTATCGATAACTACTATGTTTTCTCTATCTACAAGTTTAATTTGTTCCTCATTAAGATCCAAATCAACGATAAAAA